GACGAACCACCTAAATGTGAATACATAATCATGTCACTCGATGCCGCTGCCGAGAAGCATAACCGCGCTGACTATACATCACTGACTACATGGGGTGTGTTCTTCAACGAAGAGGAGGAGATGCACAATCTTATCCTGCTAAATGCTATAAAAGAGCGTATGGAGTTCCCTGAGCTTAAAGAGTTGGCAGTACGTGAATACCATGAATGGGAGCCAGATGCGTTCATTGTGGAGAAGAAGTCCTCCGGTTCAGCGCTATACCAAGAGATGCGGCGCATGGACCTGCCGGTACAAGAGTACACACCTCACCGTGGGTCTGGTGACAAGATGGCGAGACTTAACTCTGTAGCGGACATAATAAAGTCAGAGCTATGCTGGGTTCCCGCTAAACGCTGGGCAGAAGAGTTAGTAGAAGAGATAGCTGGGTTTCCGTTTATGTCTAATGATGACCAAGTTGACTCTACAGTTATGGCACTGTTGCGTTTCAGACAGGGTGGGTTCATAAGACTACCGACCGATGTATGGGATGACGAGCCTGAATATCAGCAGAAAGCGGACTATTATTAACATGCTGGCTTTGTCAAGCAAGTTTTGGTATCATATTCGCAGGACGCTGGCCGCGTCCCGTGGGGGTGTTCGGGGTTTCCTCCCAACCTGTAGGGCACCCTCACACTACCGACCACCTACTTACCTAGCGGGTAAACGTCCCGTAGAACACGATAGCGAGGCTCAACATGGCGATTGAAAAGATGATGACCCCTAATGAGGTCGAGCTTATGGGGCCAGACATAGATGTAGAAGTAATGTCTGATGACACAACTGAACTTGCTATGGATGACGGGTCTGTAGTTATAGAGTTTGGCGGCGCTGCCTTAGAGACAGATGCCGAAGCAGCTATGAATGACCATGATGCAAATCTAGCAGAGTATGTTGAAGACGCGATGCTAGAGAGCCTAGCGTCTGAATTAGTCGAAGATTTTGAAAACGACCGCGCCTCACGTAAAGAGTGGGCTACATCCTATATAAATGGCCTAGATTTACTGGGTATGAAGGTTGAGGATCGCGCACAACCTTGGCAAGGGGCCTCTGGGGTGTACCATCCTATGCTTACCGAGGCTGTGGTACGGTTCCAAGCACAGGCTATGAGTGAACTTATGCCTGCGGCTGGCCCTGTTAAGTCTAAAATTATTGGTAAAATGACTCCTGAGAAGTTTGAACAATCCAAGCGTGTGCAGACAGAGCTTAATTACCTCATAACGGAAGAAATGCCAGACTATCGGAACGAGATGGAGCAGATGCTGTTCAAACTCCCGCTGGCTGGCTCTGCGTTTAAGAAGATTTACTACGATCCGATCCTAGAACGCCCTGTGTCCGTGTTTGTACCTGCCGAAGACTTTGTAGCGTCCTATGGGGCGTCTAACCTGCGTACCTGCCCACGCTATACGCACGTCATGAAGAAGACTTTTGAGGAAATTCGTGCCTTACAGGTCGCAGGGTTCTACGCAGATATAGATTTACCTGAACCGACCCGTGATATTACAGATATCGAAGAAAAATATAACGAAATGGACGGTACAGACCCAGTATTTAGTGATGACCCCCGTCATACACTGCTGGAAATGCACGTAGACATCATTTTGCCCGAACCATTTGACGATCCTGACGGTTTGGCGCTTCCTTTTGTTATTACAATGGACAAGACATCCCGTACAATCCTAGCGGTACGTAGGAATTGGTACGAAGATGACCAAAAGAAGCGGAAACGCAGTCACTTTGTGCATTACCCATACCTACCCGGAATGGGTTTCTATGGTACAGGGCTAATCCACACGATTGGAGGCCTAGCTAAGTCCGCTACGTCTATTATGAGACAGCTTATCGACGCAGGAACGCTATCTAACCTACCAGCAGGGCTAAAATCCCGTGGTATGCGGATTAAAGGGGACAATACACCCCTTATGCCCGGAGAATTTAGAGATGTAGACGTTCCGGGTGGGGCCATTAAGGACTCTATCACCTTCCTACCGTACAAAGAGCCGTCACAAGTGCTGTATACTCTCCTTAACAACGTAGTTGAAGAAGGACGGCGGATTGGCTCTGTAGGGGACATGCAGGTAGGAGATATGAACGCACAGGCTCCTGTAGGCACTACATTGGCGCTTATGGAGCGTTCTATGAAGGTTATGTCTGGTGTACAGGCACGCCTACACGCTGCTATGAAAGAAGAGCTACGTATCTTAGCGCGTATTGTGCATGACTACATGCCTTCTGAGTACGCCTATGAGATGGACGAACCTGCGGATAGGGTTGAGGACTTTGACGGACGTGTAGACGTAGTACCTGTGTCTGACCCTAACGCTGCTACTATGGCGCAGCGGATTATGCAGTATCAGGCGGCATTACAGCTATCGCAGCAAGCGCCACAGTTATATGATCTGGGTAAGTTACACCGCCAAATGCTTGAAGTTTTGGGTATCCCAGATGCTGAAGATATTATTAAGCTACCCGAAGATATCAAGCCTGCCGACCCTGTGTCTGAAAATATGTCCATACTAAAACAAGAGCCTGTAAAAGCGTTCTCGTATCAGGACCACGAAGCACACATAATGACCCATATGGCCGCAATGCAAGACCCCAAGATACAGCAGATTGTGGGACAATCACCGTTTGCAGCGGCAATACAATCCGCCATGCAATCGCATATTACAGAACACGTAGCCCTACAGTATCGCAAAGAGATAGAAGCCCAGCTTGGTACAGAGTTACCTGATCAGGATGAGCCACTGCCAGAATCTGTAGAACGTGAGTTGTCTAAAGTGGTAGCGCAGGCCGCAGGGCAGCTACTTAAAAAAGACATAGCCGAGGTAACTGCAGAAGAGAACGCTAAACAACAAGCGGACCCCCTTACGCAGATTCAGCAGCGTGAGCTGACTATTAAAGAACAAGAACTACAGCACAAAATGAAGATGGATCAGGCCAAGCTCAAATTGGATATGGAGACTAAACGAGCTAATATTGGTGTCCAAGAGGATCGTTTAGAGGCTGAAAACATCAAAGGATCAGCTAACATAGCCCTAAAAGTGGCTGAGTTGCAGGCGCAAGAAGAGCAGGCCGATATAAGGTCTGCTATGGATATAACTAAAGAAATAACTGATCGCATGGAGTAAACTGTGGAGCAGAGTATATTCTTGACGGTGTTAAACCGCATAGAAGAACAACGACAGGGAATACGACATCACCTAGCTGGTGGTGGCGCAGAGACTCAGCTTGAATACTGGAAACTGGTAGGTAAATACGAAGCTCTAGGCAATACAGTTGAAGAAATTAAAGAAGTAGAACAACGGTATATTGATCCATAGAACTTTTAGTTGTATGGCAAAAATACGTGGGTACTCCACGCATAGGCGCTGTGGGCCTTTAATCACTGCTAAGGAGACTAAAATGTACGCGGCCAACAAAATAGAAGATACTGAACTGCAAGCTAAACTTCCCGAGCCTAAAGGCTTTAAGGTTTTAATCGCAGTTCCTGAGTTAGAGGGGAAAACAGAAGGCGGTGTTATTATGCCTGATGCTCTAAAAGCTCAAGAAGAAGCAGCGTCTATTATAGGGTATGTTATTAAGACAGGCCCCGAGGCTTACTCTGACAAAGAACGGTTCCCCAGCGGGGCCTACTGTAAGGAGGGGGATTTTATAATTTTCCGCTCTTATTCAGGTACTAGGTTCAAAGTCATGGGTAAAGAGTTTCGAATTATAAACGACGATACAGTTGAAGCAGTAGTAGAGGACCCACGGGGGTATAGCAGAGCATGAGTAGTGTAGAGCAAGCCGTTGCAGATACGGATAATGTAGAAGTAGATATGGAGCCTTCGGAAGAGATTGTTGTTGAAATTGAAGACGATACTCCTGAAGATGATAAAGGCAGACCACGCCGTGCTAAGGGCGAAGAGGCTAGCATTCCCGATGATGATGACTTAACGCAGCATAGCGAATCTGTACAAAAACGGATTAAGAAGCTGAAGTTTGAGTTTCATGAGGAACGTAGGCGTAAAGAAGAGGCCGAGCGAGAGCGTGAGGCGGCAGTTCGATACGCTCAGGGTGCTAAGACCGAAGCAGATCGCTTACGTAAGAATCTGTCTGAGGGTGAAGGTGTTCTGATTACACAAGCCAAGGCGCGCAATGAGTCTGAACTTACGCAGATAAAAGCAGCGTACAAACAAGCATACGATGCTGGCGATTCTGATGCGGTGATTGAAGCGCAGTCAGCTATGATCAAACTACAGACCGAAGCTGATCGTATAGAAAACTGGAAACCCCGTCCAGCAGAAGAACCAAAACAAGCCGCACCTGCGCCCCGTCCCCGACCGCCTGAACCTGATAGCAAGGCAAAAGATTGGGTATCGAGAAATCCTTGGTTTACTGAAGATAAGCCTATGGAGCGGTACGCTATGCTTGTACACCAAGAGTTAGTAGAAGAGGGAGTTGATTCTTCTTCTGATAGCTACTATAGTCGAATTGATAGCGCTATGCGACAGCGTTACCCAGATAAGTTTGATGATGTGGTTGTTGAGGACAAACCACAGCGTAAAGCTGGCTCCGTGGTGGCCCCTAGCGGTAGAAATACTGCTACATCACGCACGACGATTAAACTATCCTCCTCTGAAGCCGCTATCGCCAAGCGACTTGGAGTACCATTAAAAGATTACGCGGCGCAAAAAATGAAGGAAATGAACAATGGCTGATCGTAAACCGCGCTCTTTAGAAACCCGCGAGTCGGGTGAACGCAGAAAACCGTGGAAGCGAGCATCTATGTTACCTACTCCCGAACCCCGCGATGGACTTACGTTCCGCTGGATTCGCACGTCTACTCTGGGTAGTGCTGACATGACCAATGTTTCTCAACGTTTCCGCGAGGGGTATGTTGCTTGTAAAGCAGAAGACTACCCTGAACTACAGATCATGTCCGATATTGACTCGCGCTTTAAGGATAATGTCGAAGTCGGTGGGTTATTGCTTTGCGCAATCCCTACAGAATTGCAAGAAGACCGAGTTCATGGTCAGTTGGAGGCTGCACAACATCAGTCCGACGCCGTGGATAGGAACTTCATGCGGGAATCTGATCCCCGTATGCCCGTTATGGCTCCTGAACGGTCTACTCGTACCTCGTTTGGTAAGTAGTTAGCTACTTACTGTATGTAAAATCGTAATTAGAGGAGTGGTCCTTATGGCTACTACTGCTGCCCCTTATGGTTTACGCCCTATGAACGCAATCGGGGGTCGGGTCTACTCTGGCTCTACCACTATGTATCCGATTACTTCTGGGCTGGCGACCAACATCTTTTACGGCGATATCGTCTTTATTGACGCTAACGGTGTAATTCAACGGATTGCTACAGTCGGTTCCGCCGCTGCAGTATTCCCCGTAGGTACTATCGGAGTCTTTATGGGTTGTTCCTATACAGACGCAAACCAAGGTTTCCTACAGAACCAAATGTGGCCCACAGGTCAAGTTGCCGCTGACGCACAAGCATATGTTGTCGATGATCCTGACGTAAGGTTCCAAGTACAATGTTCTGCTACTGCTGCACAAACTGCTTTGCTTGGCAACTGCCCAATCGTACTTGGTGCAGGTAGTACAGCTACTGGAAATTCTACAATCTCTCTTAACATTGCTGGTGCCGCTGCAGGTGCTACCCTTGGGCTGAAGATTATCGGGTTTTCTGATAGTGTAGATTCTGTGGTCGGTGATGCGTTTACGGACGTTATCGTTAAGTTTAACCCAAGCTCACATGCCATGTTAACTGGCACAGGTCTGTAAGGAGATAATCAATGGCTATTTCTCGCGCACAGGCGCTAAAAGAGCTTCTTCCGGGCCTCAACGCCCTGTTCGGTTTAGAGTACCAAAAGTACGATAACGAACACGAAGCAATCTACGAAACCGAATCCTCAGAGCGTAGCTTTGAAGAGGAAGTAAAACTGTCAGGATTTGGCGCAGCCCCCACTAAAAATGAGGGTTCTGCTATTGAGTATGACAACGCGCAGGAATCATTTACTGCTCGCTACAACCATGAAACCATCGCTATGGGTTTCTCCATTACTGAAGAAGCAATGGAAGATAACCTGTATGATTCACTGTCTACCCGCTATACTAAAGCACTAGCTCGCGCTATGGCTTATACCAAGCAGGTTAAGGCAGCGGCTCTGTTAAACACAGGCTTCACTACCTTTAACTCAGGTGATGGCGTATCTCTGTTTAACACGGCGCACCCCACGGTTTCAGGCGCAACTAACGGCAACCGTCCTGCGGTGGATGCTGACCTAAATGAGACCTCGCTTGAGCAAGCAGTAATTGATGTTGCGGCCTACGTTGATGAACGTGGCCTCCTTATCGCTGCGCGCCCACGTAAGATCATCATTCCTGCAGGTCTTATGTTTGTAGCAACTCGTTTGCTGGAAACTACAAATCGTGTAGGTACAGCCGATAATGATATTAACGCGCTTAACTCAAACGGTTCTATCCCGGGCGGGTATTCGGTTAACCATTATCTCACCGATGCAGATGCGTGGTTTATGACCACTGATATTCCTAACGGCATGAAGCATTTTGAGCGGACAGCCATGAATACCAGCATGGACGGCGATTTCGACACAGGTAACGTGCGCTACAAAGCGCGTGAGCGTTATTCGTTCGGTGTCTCTGACCCACTGGGCATCTACGGTTCTCGCGGAGCCTAATCTAGGCACTAGCGTTAATTTGAGAGGGGTGACTTCGGTTGCCCCTTTCTTTTTGTCTATAGGTACTGTATTACTAACTTATCCCTGACAGTCGCAATGGGCGGCTGACATTTGCCACGACAGGAGATTATCATGGCTAACACAACTTTTTCAGGCCCAATTCGGGCAGGTAACATCCGAAATACAACTGGAACGACTATAGGCACTAACATCGCCAATGTAGGTTATGTTGTAATGTGCCAAGACACAGTGCAAAGTCTCGCAGGTGGCGCACTTGCGGCGGTAGTAACAGATATCGTAATTCCAGCTAACTCTAAGATCGTAAATGTAATTATTGATCTTGTAGCTGCGGCTAACACTACAACTAATATTAGTGTTGGTCAGGTTGGTGGTAACGCAAATACTATCATTAATGCAGTTGCAT